AATGCCAAGCTGTATTTTTTGGCAAGCGAACCAGTCACCGTCAGGCTGTTCAAATCCCATATCAACGATGTGCGTGATGCGCTCGCCGTAGTCAGTATTAATCTTGGCAATGCGGCCTAATTTATCGCTGAATGATGTGTAATATTCGCCATCAAACTGCGTGATATAACCCGCGCCCCATGGACGCGACACACCATCAAATACGGTATCGAGTAGAAACCAGTTACCACCAAAGAACGCGAATGAGTGCCTGCGAAGTGTAAACGTTGCTATGTCATAGCCACGCCATTTAAAGCGGCATGATATGGCTTCTGCAAGCTCTGCCTGCGTGTATTGATCGAGTATTAAATCAATGGATTCATTTGAAATCTTAGGCGCTTGACCTTGACCTATTGCATAGATACCAAAGTCCTGCCCTTTCTCGCGACCTATGAATAAAAACGTGCTGTTGTATTCCAGTAAACCGCCGATATAACCGTTTTGAATGCGTGCGCCTGATACCCGCTGAAACGGGTTTGGTGTTGTGCCGGCATCACGAAACAGTTCAACCGAGTCTGTGCCATAAATAAATAGGGTGTTGTTAAAATTGCAGCAGGCAATGTTTTTATCCGGCAACTCCTCTGCATCAAAGAAGCTGAGCGCCTGAACCGAGCCAGCATCGCCCACATCAGAGAAAAACGCAGGCTCACCATCTGCCGGGATATACACAAACCGGCCATTGATATGCGCCACATCAACGCAGGGCACAAAGTTTGTATTGCCAGATATGTCGGTCAGCGTATCGCTTGCATCGAGCGTGTAAATCTTGCCACGCTTCACCACAATGACCGCTTCATTAAAGCCGATATCGGTTTCAATGGGTTCAGGACCATCTATCGTGCCAATAACGGTATATGCGCCTGTTTCAGTGTTTGTGACCTTCACAAGCTGCTGTGAGAGCACATGATAAAGCGCGCCGTTCCATGTAAAGCTGCCACGAGCTACTGCATCAGTGGTCTTAA